GTGGCTGGTCTGTTGCATCACAGGGACCTGCACGACACCAGCGATCCACTCACCTGAGCTGTGAATGACACGGCTCTCGACCATGATGCTGGTCGAATGCTCACCGTCGATGGTGTCCAACACCGACTGCACAACGATGAGACCATTCTTCGCGAGCACTGGTCGAACGACCTCCATGATGGCATCGAGTGATGTGTACTTTGAGCGAAACGCAGGATTCGTCGAATCCTTGACGATTGGCTTGATCTCAGCCTGAGCCTTGACCAGCGCTGGCGCAATAGCGCCTATTGTCTCCGACATTGTCATTTCAAACCCCCTATGTGTAATCCTGCCCGACTGAGCGCGTTCCTAAACGCTGTCGTCCAGTTGATGTTGCGTCGATCGATGATGGCGCCTGACTGGCTGTAGGACCGCCAGATGCTGACATCATTGACCACTGGGCTGATTGCCCGTGCGATGGCTGGCCACTCATCCTGGCGTGTCTCGTACGCTTCGCGGAGGCAGTTGAGGACATGTGCTAACGCTTCATACTTCGTGGTGCGAATCGAACGTGCCCACTCGATCTGTTTCTCGGACCCGCTCATAACAATCGGATTCGGCTCGAGGAGTCGCTGCGTCAGTGACCATGCGCGTTCGATTGATCGCTTCGACTCACACGCGGCGCAAATCTCAAGCGTCGACGCCATCATTGCCATCTTGTATTTGAGGTCCCCCTGCGTATATCCAACCGTGATGTGTGCGGTATGGCCGCACTTCCATTTCAAATCAACCCGTTCCTGTGTCATCCTGTCCCCCTTAGTTTTTCGCTTTGATGCAAACGTCACCCATGCCAAAGATGACCACGTCACTCTCGACACGGATGTCGTCGTCTTCGCATTCTTCGATGGCATCGATGGCCTCATCGAGATCGATGTCATGCAGTCCGGAAGGGCTGCTAAGTTGAATCGTTAAACCCTGCTCAATGAACCACTTGACCGTGGCGATAGCTGAACTTTTCATTTTCCTAATCCTTCGTCGTGATGTCCAATCACATCGACATCCTAGCATAGGTTGACATATTGTGTCAACTGTGTGTATAACGATGACATGTATGGATTCACACAAGTCGAGATCGCTGAGCGACTCGGCATCAATAAGAGTGCAGTGTGCCGGATGCTCTCAGGAGCTCACGCGGTACGCATCTCAACCATCAAGCGCATCGCTGACGTGGTTGGTCGCACAGAGATCGAAGTCGCACACTGGCTGCACTGCAAACGCGCAGGACAGCAGCTCCCGCAATAGACAGAATAGGACTAGGACAATGGACATCAAACTTTCGTGCATCGTATGCAACAGACAAAACGTCGTGCCTTATGGCCGTGGACATCGCATCTGTGGAATCTGCTCACAGCGTGAGCTCAAGCGCGAGCGACGCCTCCGGACACAGCGCCGCATCCAGATGGTCGGCAGTTTTCTACTGATTGTCGTTGCAGTGTGGACATCGTGCATGATGGCATCCGATTGGAACACGCCGAACTCACCAGATCACCGTGCACACCAGGCGATGCAAGCTCGTGACTGACGCCATCACAACCTGGTCACAGTACCGGGGCAGTAGACGCACGAGCACTACTGGACTCCTGACGCCACAGGAGGAGTTCTTTCTCGGACGCATGGTCCAGGCTGGCACTGACAAAGACAAAGACAAAGCGACCGCTGAGTTCGTCAATCATAACGTCCGAATGGTCAGCGCAATCGCCAAGAAGTTTCGTGGTCGTGGATGCGAACACGAAGACATGCTCACCGATGGCATGCTCGGACTACATCACGCGGTCCAGCGCTATGACCCGTCACTCGGTCACCGCTTCTCGACCTATGCGACCAACTGGGTCAGACAGGCTATCGGTCGCGGCATCGAGAGTCGTGGTCGTGACATACGTCTACCATCACACGCCATCGCAAAACTGTCGCACATCAGAGTGTCACGCCAGGAGTACATCGTCAAGCACGGTGAGACTCCAACACCGGCGGAACTTCTCGCGTACGTTCGAGAAGTCGTGCACACTTACCCGCGATACCTCCACAAGCAAATCGAATCACTCGATGTCAAGTCGCTGACAGAGATCCTTCAGCACGATGTGAAGCTGGTCTCGAGCATCGATGAGCCGAACGCGTACGGCCAAAGCCGATACGACTTTCTGCCATCAGGAGAACCTCCGGTCGGTGAACACCTGGACAAAGAGATCCTCTACGCGCAGCTGCGCACAGTCATGGAGGTCCTCACAGATCGAGAGATTGCATGTCTTCGCCTTCGCTTCGGCTTCGATGGTCTGTCGGATGGCAGATCACTCGAGGACGTTGGAATCCTGATCGGCTACAGTCGCGAGCGCATCAGACAGATTCAGGTGCGCGCAATCGACAAACTTCGGGTGGCCGCTGGGGCTGATGTCCTGGCGGAGATATTTGAGAGGATGGAACTTTGAACGAGTCAGAACAGCAGATAGCTTATTTCAACTGGTGCCGAGTCATGGCGGGAAGTGATTCGCGCCTGGGCACAATCTTCGCTGTGCCGAATGGCGGCTACAGGTCGAAGGCCACAGGTGGCCGTATGAAGTCCGAAGGACTTAAGGCCGGCGTCTGGGACATCTTCATTCCGATTCAGATGGGACAGCACTGTGGGATGTGGATCGAGATGAAGTCAGGCAAAAACAAACTGACGCCAGGACAGATCGCGTTTCGTGAATCTGTTGGTGATGCTTACCTGTGGTTTGTCGCCTATTCCTGGGACGAAGCAGTTGAGGCGACATGTCGATATTTAGGCATCGCGAGCGGCATCAATTAACAGCTGTTCGTTTACTTCGTCGGCGAGCTCGATACTGTGCATCTCACAGATTAGGTACCAGACCGCTTTGAGCAGATCGTCGGTCTTATCTTCGCCAGGTTTAGAACCTGCTCGTAAAAGGTATTTGAGAGCATTGCCACGCTTGAAGTCGAGACCATACATCTCGATGATTTCGATGGGCTGAACAGTTCGTGTGCGGTAATGTGTCGGGACCTGCTTGGACATGCAGGGATTATAAGGGGTAGAAATGAATAGAGTTTCACAGGCTGTGACATTTTTGTCATGGCTTTTTGAGCCGTACTCTGACGGCTTCGTCGAGATTCGATGTCTGAATCAAGGACGAAATCAGATGCGCTTCTACGAGCTTCCGCGAACGGTCGAAGACTGGACCGGCATCGGCGAAGCATGCGTTCAGTGGAGCGATGAAGGAAATGATGTATACGTCGGCGTGTTGCCGCGCTGGCGTAAAGGAGGAAGGGACACCGATGTTCATTCTGCTGCTGTGGTGTGGTGCGATATTGATGATCTTGCTGGTCTGGATGAGACTGCAACGCTTGCTAAGGTTACAGTCGCGGTACGCTCGGGGAAGGGTCTCCACTGCTACCGTCGACTCAAAATGGCTGGTATTGGGACTAAGCCAACAGAACAGCGAGAGTTTATACAGCTGCTCGAACGATGGATGCTCACACTCTCGAGTGCCGCTGACGTCAAGTGCAAGAACCCGTCAAGAATCCTACGAGTACCTGGAACTCTAAACTGGAAGAATCGCGAACTTCCGAGATTGGTGGAACTCGCAAAGTATCCTCCAGAAGCCTCCAGAATCGTCGAGGAGACACAGACCACGCATCCATGGGGCGATGAGTGGTCACGCCTATTGATCGCCGCCAAAGCGGGGGACCTCCCAAAGCGCGAGCGGGGCAATTGGAATCTGGGCAAGTACAAGCACGGCGACTATTTGCTGTACTGTTTCAATCACACCATCATCGGCATCGAGCAGATGCGAGGTATGGGCATGGTCGCACATGCCGAAGAGTGCCGTAAACTCGTAACCACTGCGCTGGACACGCAGTCATTCTCGGACTAGGACTAAAATGGACGAACTTTCATTAGACGATCTCCGCGCCATGGTGGCCGGAGACATGGCGACGCATGCTCGCGTCGTGGCAAATGGTGAGCACCACTGGGACCGGCTATTTCAGCCACAACCTGCATCTGGTGGACCATTCAACGGACGAAACAATGCGCTGGTCACACTGCTCGGATTCTTGCGAGCAAAGCGCTTCTCGATTGACCAGGCGAACATCTTCAGCATCTGGTGGAGTGACACGTACTGTGAACCTCCACTCGAGCCTGAGCTCATTCGTGAGACCACTGGCCGCTTCTGGGTCCAGTGGGCACAGGGTAATGTCCCCGACGATCTGCCGGGCGGAGAGACGATGTCTCCCTGGGAGGTCTGGGACTGGACACGCATGGAGGTCGAAGAACAGAAACTCGGAGCGCAGTCCTGGCTGATTCCGAACGTGTTGTCGACTGGCGGACTGCACTACCTGTCATCACCGCCAGGCAGTGGCAAAACGTGGGTGATGTGCGATCTGATTCGTGCAGCTGTGTTTGGCGATAAGTGGCTGAACGAGTTCGACATCCCTCAGACCAAAGTGTTGTACATCGATGAGGAGATGGGTGTCCAGAAGGTCCTACAGCGGCTGAGGAAGCTCGGAATGCGTTCGGCTGAAGGAATGGGCTACCTCAACAGAGTCGGCATTAGGCTGGACAATGTGCTCGATGTCGAACGAATCGTGAAGCATTGCCAGTCGCAGGGTATTGGTCTGGTGCTCATTGACTCTCTGGTGCGTGTGCATGGCCTGGACGAAAACGACAACAGTCAGATGAGGAAACTCTACGACTCATTCAAGAAGTTGCTCGATGTCGGCATCACTGTCCTGATCGCTCACCAC